AAACTAAATAGACTAAGAGCTGGGCAAGACCCAGGCGATGCTAGTAAGTCTATTCTTAATGCTGATACTACCTATTCTGAGCTACAAGGAACTAAACCTCCTTCTAATGCTACAGCAGGAGCTACATGGGGTAATAACATTGGAAGTCAGCCTGCGGATGTTGATATTTTAAATAGCGGAGAGTTTACTGGTAAACTAAAAAATGGTGGAACTGAAAGAACAGCAGCTCAAATGATTGATGGGAGAGATAGGGCTATAAATGCAATTGACTCAAGTAACAGAGTTGTTGGTAGTGTCTTTGACGGAACAACTACCTTTACTCCTGCAGAATTATTAAGAATAAGAGCAGGCTTTAATAACGTAGCCTCTGGAACTCTTTCATTAAAAGACACACAATTACCTGTTATTCCAAAAAGTAAGGGAGGATTTGGAGAAAATATTGCAAGTAAAACAGGGATACTAAGATTTGCTGGTGGTATTGCTAATTTCGAAGGAGAATTAGGCGCTGCTTATGGGGGTACTGGATTAACTTCTATTGCATCTCTTACAAATAGTAATATTATAACAGGGCACATAGACGGAGGCGCTACGGTAACTTGGAGTAGATATACTACAGGTAACTATAACCCAAATACAACTACTCATACTTTTAATGTTTATTGGAGAAACGCAGTAGGCACAAGCCAAGGGCAGTCCAGAGTAGTAATAAACTTAGACACAACAAATAATGATTTTGACGCCCCAACCGTTTCTACTGTAACTGGAACTGCACATACAGGAAGTGCAAGTGTTGCAGGTACTGGTACAACTTCACAATCAGTAACCTTATCTAGAACTGGATCACCTGATATTATTCTAAGAGCNGTAATTCACGTGGTAACAGGATTTACTTTCAAATTTAACGGAGAATAAAATGAAACTTGCAGTCGTCGAACTAATAGACGTTAATATAGACCACCGAAACAGAGAGTTGGTAGAAATACGAAGAATATGTGAAGAACTTGAAATTGATTATCAAGAGTTTCCAGTAAATGTTTTACCAGTCGGAGACTGGTTTGACTCAGATACATTATGTATTGTAAGAGGGTCAGTAAAAAATAGAAAAATGTGGTTAGATAAAATAACAGAAATGGAATACAGAGGGTGTACAATGATAAATACTAGGAATTGTATCGAAGTCTGTAACGATAAATATAGAAGTTATCTAGCACTAAATCAAGTAGGGTTACATCAACCTAATACAGTACTTGTTCCATCTGAGTACGATAGTCTTATAGACCATGTAGTTCAAGAAGCAGGTTTACAATTTCCGCTTGTACTAAAAACACTCGAAGGGTCTTATGGGGTCGGAGTAGCACTAATGGAATCTACTATAGGACTAAAAGGAGTTATTCAAGCTATGAACACTCGAATAGATTGGGAAGGGGCAATACTACAAGAATACATACCTCACAGCAGAGACATAAGAGCCCATGTAGTTGATAACGAAATCTTTGGTTCTATGTTTAGAACACCACCTCCAGGCGATTTTAGAACTAACATTGCAAGAGGAGGACAAGGTATTATTTGTGAGTTAACAGAATTAGAAAAAGAACATTGTAAATTAGCAGCTAACGCTGTAGGAGCAAGATGGTCTGGAGTAGATTTTATACCCTCAGATGATAGAGAAAACATACCCCCCAAAATTATAGAAGTAAATTGTGCGGCAGAAACAGGAGGCCTAGAAGCAGCACTAGTAGGTAAGGACGATGAAGAATCCGCACCTTTATTAAGAAAAATAATAGAACACTTTATGGTAGAAAAATAATGGTAACTTTAAGAATACAAGGACAAAACTTATATATGCGACCCATGTTACTTACAGACGTGGCAACTTTGCGTACCGCAACTACAGGTATGTGGCCTGCGGATATTCTTCCTACCGAGAATGAAGGAAAAGCATGGTGGTATAATTGCAATAAACAAAATGAGACTTTGTTTGTTAAAAGAAATTTAACCTCTAATGATAGGGGCTGGATAAATCTTACTGTTTGCAAAAATGATGATACTATCATAGGGTATCAAACTTTTAAGTATAGAGGAACAAGGGTAATTTCTTATATGACTGCTTTAATTCCAGGAGGTAGAGGGCAAGGTTACTATAAAGAAATCCATGCTTTGAGACATAAATTTATTTTTGACAGCNCAGGACTTAATGCAGTTAAGTCTAGAGTTACGATTCCAACAACTTCTTCTACTATCAATGATTCTGTAATCAATGTAAATAATACTTTATACAGTACTGTACATCATCAAGTAGAGTTTCCTAATAGAGGACTCTATGATGTAAAAGAAATTACTAGAGCTGAATGGACAGCATGGATTGATGCTACTGCTCAGGCAACTCTTAAATCACACACTTATACACTAACCTGGACAGCATAATGGCATACATGAAACAAACTTTTCCAACTATTTATCTTAAACCTATGACTGTAAATGAAAAAGAAGTAGTACGTGATGCTATTTCAGACTGGAGAGCAGATGGCGTTGAAATGACAGATGATGAAGCTACTACTTTAATCCATCAATGGTGTGAACAAATGAAAACTTCAGATGCAACCTTTCGTGCAGCATTAGGTGGAGAGAATGAGTATATGGTAGAACCAGACCCTGAACAACCTCTTGGTAGGGCGTGGAGCTACGATAGTATTTTTAGAAATTCAGATGATGTCTGTATAGGGTTTCAAGTAGGTAAATTTATAGGAACTCGATATCATCATTCTATGACTTGTATACGCCCAGCGTATAGAAATCAAGGATACTATACTGAGGCGGCGGAGCAAGGACTAAAAACTTTATTTCTAGGCTTGAAAAACGTAGAAACTTTTACTTGTAATATGCCAGTTAAGGCAGGCACGCTCTCTTCTAAGATATATGACTTATATAATACAGATACAGACTGGAGTGCAGGTCTTTTAAAAACACAAACACTTCTAGATAGAATAGACCCAGTAGAGTATCAACTCTATGAAGTTAGAAAAGCAGACTGGTTAGCATGGTTAGACCTTTCTAAAAATGCAGCGGTAAAAGCAGCAACCTTTTCATTCGAGCTAATAAACGACTAGTCAAGAAAATTATAATCATGAATTTTTGGTTATGTTTCTGAGAACTGAATAAGCAGAGCTATACCAAACCAATTAAACTCACCTTCCAAATTTAGTTCTTGACATGACCTATGATTTTTGCTATAATTTAACAATAGGAGTATAATATTTAATATGGCAGCAGGAACTTACGATATAGTTATTGACCAAGGATCTGATTTCTCTATAGAAATAGCGATTTCACAAGATGGTGAAGCAACAGCGATAGCTACACATTCAGCGAGGGCACAACTTCGCCCATCCCCTACGTCTACAACAAAGACAGCAGACTTTACTTGTGTAATATCTGATGCAGCGGGAGGTAAACTAACTATGAGTTTATCTAATGCTACTTCCAGTGGAATACCTGCGGGAAAATATTACTACGACATAGAGTTAGTAAATACTAGTACCAATGTGGTAACTAGATTACTGCAGGGCGTGGCAAGAGTCACTCCAGAAGTAACTAGATAATGGCTACTACACTAACGATCACTCCACAAGTATCTAATACTGTTACTGTTACTAATAGTAATACTATAGTACAGCCGCAGAATCAGGTAACTACTCTTACCATTTCAAGTGCAATTCCAGGTGCAGCACAAGACGCACAAGCAATAGCATTTAGTAATGCAGCCCGAACACTTAGTTCGGCAACTACAGTTGAACAAGCACTTTTACAACTTGCTGACCAACTGTTTGTTCAAACAAGTGCACCAACAGCAGGAACAACTAATCTTGCAGAAGGTGACTTCTTTTACGACACTGATGATAATCAGTTAAAGATCTATAGAGAAACGTCGACGGGACAGTTTAGTTTTGTTCCTGTAATGATAGGAAACGATTCAGCGAACTCAGACACTATAGACGCAGGGAGCTTTTAAGCTCTAACAGGAAATAATAATGGCACAAGTAATTAAAATTAAACGAAGTACGTCTACTTCAGCTCCAGGGTCTCTTGTAGCTGGTGAGTTAGCCTACTCTTCGAATAGTAATAAGCTATTTATTGGTCATCCTACTACTAATGCAGTAACTGCAATCGGTGGAGCTCTATACGTTGAGATGTTAGACCACACTGCTGGCACATTAACAGCAAGTTCAGCTGTCTTAGTTGACGCTAATAGTAAGATTGATCAATTAAAGACAGGCAACATAGTTGTAACTGGCTCTAGCAATACAATAAGCACTTCATCAGGAAATCTAACAATTGCACCTACTAGTAATTTAGTACTTACTCATGGTGGAACAATTGATCTCGATGGACAAGCAAACTCAATAACAATGCCGGATAACCAAGCGGCAGCTGTCGACTTCAATGAAGGAGGCACTTCTTACCTAAAATTCGTAACTACTAACTCTGGAGAGAAAGTTGTTGTCGGAAAAGATATGGACACTGCATCTATTGATGTAACTAGTGGAAATCTTAAGGTAGGTTCAACAAAATTCACAGTAGCTTCTGGTACTGGTAACACAGTAATTCAGGGGACAGTTAATGTACAAGACGCAGTTGATTTAGATTCTACACTTAATGTAGATGGCAACACAACTCTAAATGGTAATGTTACTTTAGGTAACGCAGGTTCGGACACCGTTACTGTTACAGGTACTGCAACATTCACACCTTCAGCGGACTTTGATGGAGGCTTTACAGTTGCCGGATCGCAGACTGTTGATGTAGGTGGAAACAGAATATTAAATGTAGGAACTCCCACATCAAGTACTGATGCAACTACAAAAGCATATGTTGATAGTGTAAAACAAGCACTCGACATCAAAGACTCAGTTAAATTAGCTTCAACAGCTAATATTACGGGAACTTATGATAATGGGGCTGGTACATTAACGTATGATGCTACCGGTGTACAAGCAGTAGATGGTGTTAACTTAGCACTTAATGATAGAGTTCTTGTTAAAAGTCAAACTACTCAAACACAAAACGGTATATACAAAGTCACAACTGCTCCAGCAGTAGGGGTGGCGGGAGTACTTACAAGAGGAATAGACGCTGACTCAACTAGTGAAGTTACAGGCGGAATGTTCTGTTTTGTAGAGGCAGGCTCAGTTAATGCAGATAATGCATTTGTTCTTACATCAGTAACCGGAGCAGCAACTCTTGGTACAGACAATCTAGTATTTACACAGTTCTCAGGAGCCGGTCAAATTGATGCAGGTAACGCCCTTACAAAAACAGGGAATACTCTTGCAGTAGATGTAGATAACAAAACAGTATCTCACAACAGTGGAACAGCCCTAAGTTTAAAAGGTATTTCAGCAACAGCTAATGGAGATATCTTATACGGAGCTAACGGAGCTAACGGTGGGTACTCTAGGCTGTCTATAGGCTCTTATGACTCTACTAATAGCGTAGGACAAATACTACAAGTAGGAGCATCTTCTACAGTAGCATGGTCTAATACATTAGATGGGGGTACATTCTAATGGCGCAAGTTATTAAAATTAAAAGGTCAGAGACAAGCGGAGGCACCCCCACACCTAGTGATTTAGCTACTCATGAAATCGCTATGAATCCGACCGACAAAAAGATTTATACTAAGAACTCAAATGGCGATATTGTAATCGTGGCTTCTCATTCAGAAGCAATCGCAACTGAAGATGATATTTTAGCACTTAGTATAGCATTAGGATAGCATAATGGCATCAGCATTTAAAACTAAAACTGCAGTAAATATAGGTACATCTCTAACAAGTGTCTATACCGCTCCCGCAAATACTACCTCTACTGTAATTGGTTGCTACATATGTAATCAAAGCGGAGGAGCTATTGAGGGCACTGTTGAATTTTATGATACTAGTGAGTCCCATCACGCTACTCTAGTTAAGTCAACTCCAATACCGAGTGGCTCAACAGTAGTAGTAATCGGTGGAGATGGTAAAGTAGTTCTTGAAGCTGGTGATATAATTAAAGTACAATCAAACGTTGTAAGCTCGATAGACGTAACTCTATCGTATTTGGAGCAGACATAACATGCCACTCATAGGAAAAGAAAATCACTTAGTCTCCACGCTAGAGGCAAACGCAGTAGGGACTACAGAAATTGTAAGTAACTCTATTACTGCGAGTGAGATCGCTGGGAACGCAGTCGGCTCATCAGAAATTGCAGCAAACGCAGTAGGCACCTCCGAAGTAGCAACTAATGCTATCGGAGCAGCACAATTACAAAACACAGCGGTAACTAGTGTAGGAGATAATTCAATTGACTCAGCAGCTATAGCGGCTAACTCAGTAGACTCATCAGAAATAGCAACCGGTGCCATTGACACAATTCATATAGGATCAATTCAAGTAACAGCGGCTAAATTAGCAACTGATTCAGTAACTACACCGAAAATAGCAGACAACGCTATTACTACAGTAAAAATTGCTACTAACTCGGTGACAACAGAAGCACTTGCAAATAACTCTGTTACAGCTACACAAATACCGAGCGGAACAATCACAGCAGATTTGTTAGCGTCAGACTCAGTAGATAGTGCAGAAATAGTAGATGGAAGTATTGATACCGCGCATCTTGGTAACTTACAAGTTACTGAAGGAAAAATAGCAAATAATTCTATCACAGCTGCAAAGATAGCAGCAAACGTTGTAGGTACGTCAGAGATAGCACAAAATTCTATCACAGCGACGCAAATACCAGCAGGTACAGTCGTAACAGACTTACTAGCAGATTTAAATGTTACTACTGGAAAACTAGCTGCAAATGCAGTTACTACTAATCAGATAGCACAGAATCAAGTAACAGCACATCATATAGCAGATGGCAGTATTACAGCAGTTCAATTATCTACAAACTCTGTAGATTCAGCAGAACTAGTAGATGGGAGTATTGATAGCTCACATTTATCAACAGGTTCAGTCATTACGACAAAAATAGCAGACAATGCTATTACAGCAGCCAAATTACCTTCTGGAGTTATCGCTTCAGACCATATTACGGACGGTACTATTGTATCGGGAGATATTGCAGCAAATACTATAGCAACAGGGAATATAGCAGACAACGCCATAGATGGCACTAAAATCGCGCAGAACTCGATACTTACCCGACACATTGACGATGCTCAGATAGTCACTTCGCATCTACTGGATGCGAATGTGACAACTGCTAAAATAGCCGATGCTAATGTAACGACTGCAAAAATATTAAATGCTAACGTAACGACAGCAAAGATAGCCGCTAATAATGTTACTTCAGCAAAAGTTGCTACTGACCAAATTTTATCAAGACATCTAGCAGCTAATAATGTTACTACGGCAAAGATAGCCGCGGATTCTATAACTAATAATGAACTTGCAGATAATGCAGTAACATCAGCAAAAATAGTAAACGGAGCAGTCAATACCGTAGACATAGCAGATAACGCAGTTACTGCCGCTAAAATTGCAGATGGAAGTATTACTAGCACACAACTGGGGGCTAACTCAGTAGATAGCGCGGAACTTATTACTGGTAGTATAGACACTATCCATATCGGCGCCTCACAAGTCACAACAGCTAAAATAGCAGACGACAACGTAACAAATGCAAAAATTGCAACTAACGCAGTAAATGCTGATAGCATAGCAGCAAACGCTGTATCTGCCGCAGAACTTAAATCAGATGCATTAAGTGGGCAAACCATGTCGGGTAATGTTAACTTCTCAGGAGATGTTACAGTATCAGGCTCTAGCTTCATAGCTTCCGCTACTACAATTACTTCTGGAGATTCACTCATATCATTAGCTACTGGTAACAATAGTTCTGATGCTGTAGACATAGGTATCTATGGATTATATGATACGTCGGGTTCGCAAGATTTATACTCTGGTATATTTAGAGATGCAGATTCTTCTGGAAAATGGAGACTCTTTAAGGACTTACAAACACAACCAACTACTACAGTTAACTTAAGTGCTGCAGGATATACAGTAGCCACATTAGTAGCAAACATAGAAGGCAACGTAACAGGAGCTGTCACAGGCAATGCAGATACAGCAACAACCTTAGCCTCTGCTAGAAATATTGGTGGAGTATCTTTTAACGGCTCAGCAGATATTAACTTACCAGGTGTTAACGCAGCAGGTAATCAAGATACTTCAGGCAACGCAGCAACAGCTTCAGAAGCTACTATACTATCTACTGGAAGAACAATTGGAATGACTGGAGATGTCGTTTGGACATCAGCCTCTTTCAATGGCTCAGCAGCAGTAACAGGTAGCGCAACAATTCAAGCAAACGCTGTAGAATCAGCAATGATAGCAGAGAATAATATTACTGCACGAGAAATTGCAACAAACGCAATTGTTAGTGCATCTATTGCTCAGAACTCTATTCTAACAAAACATATAGATGACGCACAAGTTAATACGGCGCAACTAGCAGGTAACTCTGTAACAGCAGCTAAGATACAGACAGACGCTGTAGGAACGTCAGAAGTAGCAGCTAATGCTATAGATGGTACTAAGATAGCTTCTAACAGTATTCTTACTAGACACATTGATGATGGACAGGTTACTACAGACCAAATTTTGGACGGTACAATCGCCACAGGAGATATTGCAAATAATGCTATCTCTAGCGCAAAAATTGCTACCAATTCCGTAACAGCAGAGAGCATTGTAGCTGGTTCTTTAGATGCTTCGCATTTAGCCGCTAACTCAATAGACTCCTCTGAATTAGTTTCTGGTAGTATAGACACTCTACATTTAGGAGCGCTACAAGTTACATCAGCAAAACTAGCAGCTGACTCTGTAATATCAGGAAAAATAGCCGCAGGTGCTATTAGTCAGTCAACAGATTTTGGAGCAGGAGTAGTCGATTCTACCGCTCTAGCTACTGATTCGGTTATCGCAGGTAAGATAGCCGCTAATGCAGTAACTTCTGCTAAAATAGGAGCTAATCAAGTAGGTAGTTCCGAGATAGCACAAAATGCAGTAACAGCCACCCAAATTCCTAGTGGGACAATTGTAGCAGACTTAATTGCTGCAAACGCAGTTGATAGCTCAGAAATAGCTACAGGTAGTATTGATACTATCCATATCGGGGCACTTCAAGTAACAGCAGCAAAACTAGGGGCTAATTCTGTAACAGCAGCAAAAATAGCAGCTAATGCAGTTGGTGCAAGTGAGATTGCAAATAATTCTGTAACTAATCTACAATTATCAAGTGCTGCACTTAGCGGCAAAACGATGTCTGGCACGGTTAACTTTAGTGGTAATATTACTTCAGAAGGAAATGTAACACTAGGCAACGGAACATCAGATACTGCTAAAGTAAGTGGAGATCTGAATATACAAGACGTGGCTCATTTAAATGTAGCTACTCTTACTAGTAACTCTACAGGGCAACAAACGCTCGATACTGTTGCTAAAGCTACGTATAGAACTTGCAAATGGTTAGTATCGATAACTAATACTACTGATGGAGACTATCAAGCAATTGAAATTTTGTGCTTCCATGACGGAACTACAGCTTATCTAACGCAGTACGCATCTATTTTCGACAATGGAGCACAGGCTACTTTTGATGCGGATATAAGTGGTGCTAACTTAAGATTAAGAGTTACCCCAGCATCAACAGACAACATGACATTCAAAGCCATTAGGCAAGCAATCGAGGTATAAAAAATGGGACAAAAATTACAATTCAATATTGAAGACGCAGGTCTTAGTGTTGACGGAACAGAAATAGTTAACAGTAGCCGACAGGTTACTAATCTGGACGTACCAGGTACAAAAATGACGGGGGTTATTGCAGCAGCAAGACTGCCGTATACTATAACAACTTCTGCACCGTCTGGAGTAGGTTCAACATCAAGCGGTCACGTTTGGTACGTTTACTCATAGGAAACTAAATGGCGATTTATGTAAACGACGGAGGTACTCTCCGTACGATACGATTTATTGCGGTCAATGATGCAGGCACGGTTCGTCGTGTCCATCACGTTTATGTAAATGATGGAGGGACTGTTGCAGGCCCGTTTGATGCAATCCACAATACTGCTAGAACTACTAATACTGAGACTACTTTTGTTTCAGGAACGCAAGAAACTGCATTCTCCACTACATGCTCCTTTGAAACAAATGTAAATACTAGTACAATATTTGACACAGACAGAGACACCACCACCACTTTTAACACTACTAGAACTACGGGAAGCGTAATTGCGACTACTAGGTCTACAACAACTGTATTTAATACTACTACATTATTTAGCACCACTACAGCGTATGCAACTACTCGTGATACTATTACAACGTTCAATACTACTACGAACTTTACTACGACCACAACATATGCGACTACTCGTGATACGACGACAGCATTTAATACTACTACGAACTTTACTACCACCACGACGTTCAATACTACGTTAGATACAACAACTGTATTTAATACTACTACAAACTTTACTACAACTACTACGTATGCAACTACTCGTGCTACTACTACTACGTTTGATAGTACAACAACTTATACTACTACGACTACGTTTGATACCAGTAAAGCAACTACTACTGTATTTAATACAACTACTAACTATACTACTACAACCACGTATAACACGACGAAGGCTACAACAACAGTATTTAATACTACGACAAACTTTACTACTACTACTACGTATAACACCAGTAAAGCAACTACTACTGTATTTAATACAACTACTAACTATACTACTACAACCACGTATAACACGACGCGTGCGACAACAACTGTATTTAATACTACTACAAACTTTACGACTACAACGACGTATGAGACTAGTAAGGCAACCACTACAGTCTACAATACGACAACGACGTTTAATACTTCTTACGACACAACGATAAATACTAGTAGATCAACAGGGTTTACTAACTCTACGTCACAGAATACAAACACAAGCTATAATACTAGCTTTACAAATGCTACTACTCGTAATACTAGTACCTCGTATAACACTAGCTTTACAAATACGACTACTCGTAATACTACTACTTCGTATAATACTCAGTTTGAAAATGCTACTACTCGTAACACTACTACTTCGTATAATACTACCTTTACAAACACTACTACTAGGAGTACGGCTACTGCATGGAACACGGCCACAAGTAGAACAACGGATAATGTAACAGTATCTACAAATACATCATATGCTACAAATACATCCTATGCTTGTACATTTACAGCATCTACAAATACTTGTTATAGTACAAATACTTCATATGCTTGTGCATTTACAGTAGCTACTAATACTTGTTACTCCACTAATACAAGTAGAACAACAGCTCAAACAGCATCTACAAATACTAGTTATAGTACGAATACTTCTTATCAATGTGCGTTTACTAATAATACAGCTACTAGCAGAAGTACAGCCTTTACGAACAGTACAAACACTTGTTATAGTACAAATACTTCATATGCTTGTCAGTTTACTAATAATACAGGGTTTACAAACAATACTGGTGCTCATACTAATAATACAGGCTTTGCGAACAGTACAAACACTTGTTATAGTACAAACACGTCATATGCTTGTCAGTTTGTAAACAATACGAATACTTCTTATCAATGTGCGTTTACAAATAATACTGGTGCTCACACTAATAACACAGGGTTTACGAATACTACAAATACGTGCTACTCTACAAATACGTCATATGCTTGTCAGTTTACAAACACTACTACTGGGTCGAATAATACCGGCGCCCATACTAATAATACAGGCTTTACGAATAGTACAAACACTTGTTATTCTACTAATACCTCGTACGCTTGTCAGTTTACAAACAGTACCTCTAGGAATACACAAACAGGGTACCAAACTGCATTTACAAACTCTACCGCGTATGGTACTTCTAGAAATACAAATACGTCATACAGTACAGCGTTTACTAATAGCACTAGCAATAGCTTTAATACGAATACATCGTGGACTACCACATATTCCACTACCTATTTAATATATATTGATGCAGAAATTGGCTGGATGCCATATACTGAAAGTACATCAAGAACTACTTCTGGTACAAACGTTAGTCAGTACACATTTAACACAAACACAAGTAGAACGACAGCAGCAACGGCAAGTACCGCGTATAACACAAGTAGAAATACAAATACTTGTTATACTTGTTTCTTCTCCAATGCTACATCGTATAACACAAACACTAGTTACCAGTCTACGTTTACAAACAATACTGGTGCACACACTAATAATACGAATACTACTAGGTCTACTAATACTTGTTACTCTACGAATACATCGTGGAGTACGAATACTTCGTATCAATGTACGTTTACAAACAATACTGGTGCACATACTAATAATACGAATACTAGTAGGTCTACTAATACTAGCTATGCTACTAATACTTCGTATGCCTGTGCATTTGTAAATGATACAAACACTAGTTATCAATGTGCTTTTACAAACAATACTGGTGCACATACTAATAATACGAGTACTACAAGGTCTACTAATACTTGTTACGCTACGAATACTACAAGGTCTACAAACACTAGTTATCAGTCTACGTTTACAAACAATACTGGTGCACACACTAATAATACTGCCACAAGTAGAAATACAGCCTTTACGAACAGTACAAATACTTCGTACGCTTGTACGTTTACAAACAATACTGGTGCACACACTAATAATACGAACACGTCGTATACTACTAGCTTTACAAACAATACTGGTGCGCATACAAACAATACTAATACTAGTTACCAAACTACATTTACAAACAATACTGGTGCGCATACAAACAATACTAATACTAGTTACCAAACTACATTTACAAACAATACTGGTGCACACACTAATAATACGAACACGTCGTATACTACTAGCTTTACAAACCAGACTACTGGAACAAATAGTACCTCGTATAATACTAATACTAGCAGATTAACAAATGTGGATTCAATATCTACAACATACAATACTTCTACTAGCAGATTAACAAATGTGGATTCAATAGCTACTAGTTATAATACTAATACGAGTAAAGTAACTCATGTAGATTCAATAGCTACTAGCTATAATACTAATACTTCGAGAGTTACTAACATTGTAGTAACAACTACTTGGAATACAAATACTGCTAGAACTACTACTTACGAGACAACCTTTGCTACTTCTAGATCAAGTTCAAGAGCTACTTCAACAAGTAGGTCTACAACAACAGTATTTAATACTAGTACTACTACTGCAAGTTCAAGGGCTACACAAACAAGTAGAAGCACAACATGTACGTTTAATACCGCGCACTCTACTGCAAGTTCAAGAGCGACTGCGACAAGTTTATCAACTACTACAACGTATAATACTACTACTACTACTGCAAGTTCAAGGTCTACTTCAACAAGTAAATCGACTGTATGTACCTTTAATACGTCACATGCTACTGCAAGTTCAAGAGCAACGGCAACGACTCTATCCACTTCTACAGTATATGCCACAACATTAGGAACACTCACTAGTAGAGCTACAGATACTACTAGATCAACTACTTGTACATTCAATACTACAACTACAACATCTAGTTCTAGAGCGACTTCAACAAGTAAAACAACTACTTGCACATACGAGACTACTAAGTCTACTGCAAGTTCGAGGGCTACGGGTACTACAAGGTCAACTACTTGTACATTCAATACTACTACCTCAACAGCTAGTTCTAGGGCGACTTCAACAAGTTTAACAACTACTTGTACATTCGATACTACAACTACAACAGCAAGTTCAAGATCTACTTCAACAAGTAGACCTACAACTTGTACCTTTGAGACTTCGGCAGGAACTACTACAACGTTCGAAACCTCAAGTACTACAGGGTCTGTATTTGCTACTACTAGAAGCACCACGAGTGTATTCGGTACTACTAGAGTAACAGATACAACAATAACAACGGAACATTTGACAACTTTTGCTACTGCAACAGCTACAAATATTTTTGAAAGAATAACTTCCGCCCAAGCTGGGACTATATTCGATACTGAAGTATCAAGCGCTTCAGATATCGGTGCCTCATATTGGGACGGATCAACATGGAGTTAAAATATGGCACAGCCAAATAACAAACCTAAACCAGGTGATTTAAAAGAAGCGGATGATCATTGGACTAAGAAGTATCGTAATGACGATATAACGCCAGAGTACATCAATAGAAAGATGGAGAACCTTATGTCGGCTCTCTTTGATACAATAGGGGAGAATGAGGAGAGAATTAAAGATCTCGAAGCTCAAGTCTGGAAACTATCACAAGCAGTAAGGATAGACTAATGGCTTTAGACGCGTTAGCTTTAAATGAAGAATTAGGTGATGTTCCAACTCACTTTATGAAATCAGGGAGTTGCATGCCTCCCAAAGAAAGACTTGCTACAATGCTAGAATTTCAAAGGAGAGTACTCCCTAAAACACATAGAGGAGTAAAATTTGAATTTGACCTTTGGTATAATACGAATGAATTAAGAACTATTAGAAACTTCTTATACACCGACTTTCTAGGGGATGGAATTTTTATTCGTGTTAACACTATAAAGATAAACGATAGAATAATGCATAGTATTGCTGATTCCGATATTAAGATAGACGAAGAAAGAATACAAAAAATTATTGATAATCTAGGAAATAAATATACATTACAAATAAACCACGATACTTTTGATAAGGTTGTGTTTCCGCCAGGAAGTAACTTAATACAAGGCGGAAAAAATGTAATGGATTGGAAAAAACTTGACCAAAAGGTCAGAGAAGGGTTTATAATTAAACCACACCCTATCACAGCGCATGTTTGGGTTGCTAAGTATAAGGAACGCTACGGCGCAGATAAGGTACTAAATAAAAAGTATGGTGGGTCAGAAATACTATCAAAGTGTTCTGACTTAGCATTTTGCCCGAATAGTCAAATGGGCATAGAAGGGCTGCTTCTAGGAAAAAATATTCATTCAATAGCTACTCCCAGAGTTGCTAGAGAGAAGAATCACCTAACATATGAAGCAATTTATCAAGGCATCGCAGGAAAAGAGTGTGGATCTAGAACTGCTCTTTTGAAAATATTATCCAGTAAAAGATCTGGCATAGTATTTCACTATGACGATGATGCAGAGGAACGTGTCGAGAGGTATCTCGAACAATTTTGGGAATATACATTAAAATGATAGATATAATTATTCTAACAGAAGAAATAAACAGTGAGTTTACTCTCTCTTCATTACTGAAGTATGATGAAAACTTTCGTATTCACCTATTTAACAGGAGGGGCCTGCTTATCGAAAATATGGAGCCAACTATTAACTGGGCGATGAAAAACTTCAGAGAAGTTTATAGCTATCAGACTCCTTACGCTTTTAGAGGTCCAACCTCTAATAGAATGGCTAGAGTATTATGTCAATTTAGAGAGCATTGGAAAGATAAAACTCCTGCCGGAGGCGCAATAGAAAGAGTTATAGTACACACTAAAGGTGCAAGAATATTTAATGGTGGTTTAAAAGAAAACATCCCAACTGTGACACAAATGGGAGATAGAATTTGTTATTTTTCTAGAAAACATCAGTACTTTGATCACAAATTTTATGGCAACTATTACCAAATCCTAGGATTAGAAGCAAAAAAGGATGATTATGAGAAAGATTTTCTTTTACTAAACTGGAAGAAGTTTAAAGCACTAAACCAATTTCATATGTTCTTTAATGGAGGTAAACCAACTATGCATCAATTACCGAATTCTATTGAATGGTTTAACGAAAAAGACTCCTTTATACTATCTGCAGAAAATAATCAACTATTTAAGTATCTTAAAGAGCAGAATCATGGGTACATGCCTCTATATATGGATATGAATGTAGACGAGTTAATCAAGAAAGAGTCTATTGGACCAAAAGATACTATAAATCATAATATTATGATGCGAAAAGCTTTCTCAGTAAATTTACAAACAGCAGAGCTATTTATGGACTACTACCTGCTACCTAGTTTATTTTATATGGCAGTACCCTGGGATATGTGGACAAAAGTTATAGACGATATTCCTTTGAACTTAAGAAGAGAAGGAGTAAACGAGAGAATACTACAAAAAGCAAATAAGCAGAAGAAATATTTAAGAAAAGTAGTAGAAGCAGGATATTTACTAGGGAAAATTTGATGTTTCGTAGTATTCAGCTATTATCTCAACTAATTAGGTATAAACCCAATCAACCAGATAATGCAGACCTAATAGCTAAGGTTGTATTACACTTCACAGGAACTTCAATCGATCATCAAATAGAACTCTGGTCAAAGACTGATACTGGCCAGCGTTACCTTGCAGGCGAACGTATAATAGATAATATTGAATCTTTTCGCACTAGAGATGAAAACACCTTAGGACATCAATACTTACAATTTATGGATAAATATTACTTTGATAAATTAGGGAGTATGCTAGATTTGAATAAAAACGGTAAAGTAGGTAATAATACAAAACAAAAATATGGATTGTTTATTATGGACTGCCATGACTTTCTTCATGTTATAACTGGATATCCGCCCACTCCCCACGGAGAGCTAATGCGTATAAAAATTTATAAACAATATGAGGGTAGAGGTTGGGCAGCAGTCGATGCTGTAGGCAAGCTTTGGGCATATAGTAAAGGAATAAAAGAAGCAAAAAGATATCGCGAACTTGCCCAAGAAGCTAGACAGACTAGAAAATTAGTAACTAATTATATATTTGAAGATTGGTTCGAAATGTTAGGGTGGCATGTCAATAAAGTTCGGAAAAATCTCAGCACCAAATCGACAACCCTTTACGACTATAAAAGTCTTTAATCTTCCAGTATTTCTGTTTCTAGGTCAGAAAGAACTTCCCATTTAATAATCCCATTGCGGGACATTTCTAAAGCGTACTCTCTTTCTGCGGGGACGTTGTGAGGAATCTCATCAACGGTATTTCTAGGTAAATGCCAGCTATTCGGGTATGCGGCTCCTACTTTAAATGGAGCAGATTTTGCAAAGAAATCAAACCCAACAATCGTAAGACTCTTCCAAACCCATGCTTTCTTTATTAACCATAGTAAAGTAATAAAGCCATTAGAGGGACGCCCTAATAAAGCATTATTCTCATATCCAAACTCGTCATACAATTCTAGTAATTCTGCGTCTGTAAACATTGTATGGAACTCTCCAATCAACGACTTATCTACTTCTTTTGCAGTATTTAAGTTTATTCGTGTACGATTTAGTAATTTTGGCACATTCTGTAAATTAGGACGTTCCGCCATTTGTGCAGCCCTTAAAAATCCAGTTGCCCAAATATCTGTTCGTATTCCTATATTTCTGTAATGCCTTTCACGAGGTATTCCTTTACCCATGCGAATAACTATATCATGACCATCAATAAACTCTCCTTTATCATAATTTAGAATCTCTACAGAGTTGCCTACTAAGACCACATTTTTATTTTCTAGTAGTTTTAATATTAGTTCTGCAGTAGCCATTCTAAGTCCTTGATTGCTTGTTTATCTGATTGTACATCTCTATAATTTGCCCGATTATGTAAAGTTATCTCGGGTACTTCTAGTTCTGTAGACTGTGCCATAATAAGTAATTGTTTAATACCTTCAGCAACCTCGTCATGAGATACGCTAGGTAAGTCATTACTATTTAGTAAACCGAGATTGATTGTACTTATACGGCATTGCTTGTCACTATTATAGACAAGACTATTAGTAAGATGATTAAGACTTGCTTTTTGCGCACTATACATATATCCTTGTGAAATATTTGGTTGAGCAGCTCTGCTCGAAATGTTAATTATATACTTACTACTATCTTTCTTCCAAGCCTCGTAAGCTTGGAATAATAGTTTTGTTTGATCAAATCCTAGGTGAGCACAATTGATAAACACATCGTTTTCTTCCCAGACCCACTCACAGTTCATAATGTCTTCAATACGAACATGGTTAATTGAGCAGTCCTGCAAAGCACCCGCTATGGCTGCTGCAAGACCTGATGCTCCTGTTATCGCTATTTTCATTTAAATGCCTCGCTGATACAAAGAGATTCTCCATCACTAAAACCATATCCCATTGCTTTCATAAATCCTTCAAGTACTTCAACTATATCATCACGTGACAAATCCTTCTCCATCACATCAATAGTGATACGAGTGTTCACCGATGTCTCATGTTCGTAGGGATGACAGATCAGTTGTATGTACGGTTTATCCAGTTGTGGATTGTTATAACCTATACTCATATTTTAAATACCTCGTTTATTACTTGACCACATGCCTTAGCTAAGTCAATATGTTCTAGTTGTGTCCCATTAGCAGATCGTAATTCAATGTAATGAATCCATGATCTTAAAGTACCGTTTACATAAAGACGACTCATTGTATTGCCTTCTGGAAGTACTGCTCTTGCTTGTTCCTTTGCAATACCGTTCTCAACAGCCCAGTTATACGCATCTTTAGCAGTTTGTATAACTTCTCTCTGTCGTCTGTGCCATTCGATATGTAGACCATCATTGTCTGACTTTATGCTGTTTTGTCTATTCTTAGGGTCTTGTAGCCTAGCTTCACGCGTCATAAAGTCCAAGTCATTAGTTGGGTCAGCATAGCGCTGACTAAACTCTTGGAAGCTAAAGCTACGATGACGTAAGAACTGACGGGCAATGTCTCTTGTTGTCTCTATCTCCATACATACACTGACCATCTCTAGTGGACTCCAGTGCTTGTGTTTAATTAGATACTTGACAAGTTTTTCATTTGTTTCTTTATTCATCTGATTAGATGGGTTACTCACTCTAGCGCAGTAAGCTACTAAATCTAATAATTCTAGTGGTACTGCTACTTTAGGTGTTTGGCTATAACTAATTAGTTCTACTTTCATATGTTTGTATAATCTCGAATGATTCCTTTCCAAATAGTGTCCCATCTACGGAACACCCGTTACATGGAGATTGACTTCTGTCTCCTTTTGCTAATTTACGTCTAATTTTCCTCATAGGTTTACCAAACCAAACGTTCATTAAGCTGTCATTTAATAAATTTCCTACTATATGTTCTCTACCCCAATCATTGGAGCAAAAGAGAACGTCTCCATTCCAGTCTACAAACATTTTGTAGAACGGATAATGGCACGGCTTTCCTTTCAAAGAATCTATATCACTTTCATCTATGCCGAGCCAGTCTATTGTACCACTTCTGTTATTAAGAATAAGTCCATGATCTTTCATACTCCAGTGCATACGGTACTTGTACCTGTCTCCTGGAATATCCTTCATAATTTTATCAAATGTATACATCTGATGCGCTCCATCATACAAGTTAATGTACAACAAAGATAAACCATTCTCAAAGAGGTCATTTGCATACTTTGGCGAAAGTTTATCCCCATTAGTATTGCACTCGATTATGTTGGAATGAAGATGTGTTCTAAAACTTTTAATTACTTCCTGAAACTGCGGATTAAGTAAATTTTCTCCAAAACCGCTAAGAGAGATCTTTCCACGATAGTTATTACGTGCAAGTTCCTTAGCTATTCTTGCTGCTCCTTTCGGAGTCATATGCAAGTTTCTGTTCCCAAAGACTTCAGGGTCATGTCGCGGACAAAAGACACAAGTTCGATTACAAAGTTCGGTAGTATTTACTTCGACTGTGAGTATGGACGAAATTGGGTCAAATTCTTCGTTTGATAGTCTTTTATGGTGGGCGGCTTCTTGATTTCTTCGGTGTTCTAGGAAACTATGCTGATCTTCTTGATTCTTCAAGTACATTTCTCCATTCATTAGCGTATGGTACATCTTCATATCCTTTTAACCACGGTCCGCCATCTGTGAAATGAACTGCTTTAGGTTGATGGATATCATAGTACCCTACCATATTATTATAAGTTGCAGGTAGATTACCTACGTTTTCTGCCCATTTGAAACCGTGTAGGTCACCCGCTGGGGCTTGGTTAACTTCATCATCATCAATTACCATTTCTTCGCAGTTAATGTACATGAGAGATGACCAATATTTATAAGGGTAAGGACGGTTTACTTTACCATCCATTTTTATCCCTTTTTTAGTTATTAGTTCGGGGTGTTTTACTACAAAGACATCATGTATATCGTCTCTGTACTGTTCTAGTTCAGCAGGGTCTGACCTCCATAAGAAGTCTCCATCACAGAATAAAGACCAACCTCTATAACGTGATAGAAATGGAACTAAAAAACGAGTAAAGGCAAAGTCTGTTGCTTCGCCTTGATACTCGCGAGTATACACTCCTGAAGATACTAAGGAGGCTTTCCTTAGTGGTTGTATGTTATGTGCAGTCGAGAATCTTTCAATACTCGCCTTACACACTTCATACATTTCAGGGTGTGCTTCTTCATACCCAATGAAAATGTTCATTACGTACTGCTGTTGTTTACTATTTCTGGAGTGAATCCTTTATCTTCTTTGCCAAGCTCTTCCCCAAGTTGGTTAATATAAGCCTGTCTTCCAGTAGTCATAATTGCAATTTCTGTTTGCATTTGTTGAACTGCTATATCTGCTACTTGAATATGGTTTATAATAGACTTGTGGTCTTCGCTTAACTGATCAATAACGTACTCTGTTCCGTCAATAGTAATTGTTTGAATTTCTTCGCTCATTTGAATATATCCTGCCAATTTCCTTGTGTACTAGCCTTAGCATACTCGGTAGCACGGTTTTCAAAAAAGTTGGTATGCTCAACTGCGTTAACTTGCATGTCAATCCAAGG